CGTTTTGCAGATGTTTTATCATCCACTACACAAGAAGACTCACCAGTTGTAGCCGGCTCTTCTAAAATCTCCTTTTTACGACGACCCATTTTCCGCTAAACTATTTAATTGCATTATATTTATTTTGTTCTTCAAAAGCATTCACTAATGCACTATATAAACTATAATATGATGTGCATCCTTGGCAATATGCTGCCCAGCTCTGAATTAGCCAACGAACAATTAGTGATGCATTATCAATAGAAGGAATTCCAAAAAAGAGTAATGTTTGTTGTGTTGATTCTAAAATATCTTCAAATGAAAACCCACGAAACCAGAGTTTTGTCAAATGCTCAGTGGCTGCCGGTAGATTATTAGAAGAAAAAGATTGTACAAAAGGGAGATAATCATAATATGGCGGAACAGAGCATAATTCAGTACAAATCTTATCTGTTAGCGGCTCTTTTCTATATTTTAAGAATGCGCTAATAAGTTGCGCATGATGACAATATTCTGCTATATTGCCATAAGAGGAAGCTGCAAACCATGAAAGAGTTTTATCACTAAGAGCTGATGTTTCAACTCCCGCCCTCTTCAATAATGTTGGACCAATATCCTCTAATAGAATCATATCTACTGGCAAATATTTGCATCGTGATTGCAATGGTGGAATTAGAGATGTAAAATGATTACCAATAAAAATAAAGCAAGAAACATGTTTATAAAGTTCCATTGGGCGGCGAAGTGCTTGTTGGCTCAATTCAGGAAATGTATCCATATCATCAACAATAACCCAGCGAATAACGCCTTTTTGTTTTGTTGGCTGTCGTACAAAATCAAGGAGTGATTCGCGCACACGATGAATTCCACGATCTTGGTCACCATTCAAAAAGAAAATCCAGTCATTTAAATGTTCAGTAATACCCTTATATTTATAATATTGAACTAAAAATTCTTTAATGAAAGTTGTTTTTCCACATCCAGGTATACCTGCGAGGCAGAAATGCATAGGATTTTCGTAGAAAAGTTGAACTCGTTTCCATAGTTTATCATAGCCAAGCAGTGTTGTATTTTCAGGAGTAGTAATACTATTTGCTATTGTTGCAATAGTCAGCGTCATTAACAATTATTACGCCAGGCTGCTTTAATTAACCATGTCAATCATGCAAGCCAGTTTAACACTCGAATTAGCCGACGGGCATATTATAACATCCAATGAACGTATCTGTTCTCTCTTTAAAAATGCTAGTAAATATGCACATTTGCTTTATGATTCTCAATTAGATGTTCATCCGCGTCAAGGAAATGATTTCTTCTACGAAGTATATCCAAGCGGTCTATCTGCGATGCGTCGTTCATTCTCTTCCATAATTCAGAATAAATTAATTCCCACAACCGAGCTATTAGAAGATATGGAAGCTGTTATAAAAGCAGAGGCTTTGCGATGCAACGCGCTTTAAACCAGTTGCTCAATACGACAACGTAGCTGTTCCGCCATATATAAAACAAGCTCATCATTTTTATAATCATGAATATATTTAATATGATAAATACCAGATGCAATTAGCATACGAAAACAAATAATGCATGGATAATGTGTTATATATGCGATACACCCTCTGCAACTTACTCCGCGTTTTGCACAATCTGCAATCGCATTTTGTTCAGCATGTACTGTCGCTTGCTCATGTCCATCGCGAACAATGGACCTGTGATCTGCGCCTGGAAGAAATCCATTATAACCTTGACTCACAATACGGTTCTCTTTTACAAGGAGACAGCCAACATGAAGCCGTTCACAAGGAGACCGTTTTGCAGTTACTTGGACAATCTCTTTAAAATATTCATCCCATGAGGGGCGGTTCTCGCCAGCCATCCTTACTCTCTAATTGCGTAAACAGTTTAGCCTGGCAGCCGCTGCAGCTGAGCTTTACAGCAGGCTGCAGTCTAGCCTAATTGGCTATCTGCAGCTGAGCCTAAACTTTGCAGTTAGATATCTCTAATAGACCTGACAAAATGGACCTTTATAAACAACTTGGTGTAGAGAAATCTGCATCTACTGCAGAAATTAAAAAAGCATATATGAAACTTGCAAAAACCGTGCATCCTGATAAAGGAGGTAATGAAGAAGAATTTAAGAAGATTAATAAAGCATATAATATTTTAATTGATGATGAGCAGCGGCAGTTTTATGATATGACTGGGCAGATGCCAGATGAGAGTGGGCGTCCTAATGTGCAAGAGGTGCACATGGGGGGCGGTCCATTTCCGTTTCCATTTGATGTTAATCAGATGTTTGGAATGTTTGGTGGTGGTGGTGGTCCTATTCCTCCATTTATGCGTCCTAGTGGTTCGCGCTCGCAGCAACGGAAAGGTGTCAAGAGTCCGAATAAAATAGATCGTCTTCCACTCAGTCTTGAACAATTCTATTATGGACATACTATCAAAATGTCATTTGATCGTATGAAATTATGTGGCAGCTGTAACGGTTCTGGGGCTGCGGAAAAGAAACAGTGTGGAAATTGTAAAGGGTCTGGACAGATTCATAAGGTTATTCAAATGGGTCCTATGATTATGAATAGTTCGGGTCCTTGTACAGATTGCAATGGTGAAGGTGAGAAGACTTCCAAAGAGTGCAAGGACTGTAATGGCAAAGGGCGTGTTCCTGAGTTGCGCCATTTAGATATTTTTATTGAGCCTGGTATGGCGGCTGGAGAACAGCTTACATTTCCAGGAGCTTGCTCAGAGACTCCTGAATATGAATATCCAGGAGATGTTATTATCATTTTAGAGGAGGCTGAATCTGCTGCTGGTTGGAGTCGTAAAGGAAATGATCTTCATATTACTGCAACACTTACATTTGGTGAAAGTCTTGTTGGCTGTTTATACATGCTAACAGATCATCCTAAAGTAAAAGAAGGGGACGATGATATTTCTGTATATATTCCTGGACCAGTTATTAATGGAGATGTCCTCAAAGTGGAAGGGCTTGGAATGCCTCTTAAGGGTACCATTCCTTCCAAAGGAAGGAATACTAGTGCTAATGCTAGCACCAGCGGTACAAACGATAAATGTGGGAATCTGTACATAACAGTAAAGATTCTTGCAAGTGACGATGAGCGTAATAAGATTGCAAGTGAAGGTCAAGCGTTTTTGAGCTCACTATTAGGGGTGAAGGCTGTTCCTGTTGCATTTATGGGAGATTATAAAGCTGTCCTTACAACTTAAGCATGATCGCCATCGGAGCGGTAGGTTTCCTGAATTTTAGGAGCCATATAATCACCACCGCCAGCGGAGGCTACATCAGCCCATTCCTTATGGAGACCAGCCGCCTGGGGATTAACACCGAGCATGAAATCACCAGACTTAGAATAGTCTGCTGGATTCATTGCGAGAGCACCACCGCCCTGACGCTGGCGTTGGCGTTGGCGCTGACGTTGGCTCTGGCGCTGGCTCTGGCGCTGACGCTGGCTCTGGCGCTGACGCTGGCTCTGGCGCTGACGCTGGCTCTGGCGCTGACGCTGGCTCTGGCGATAGCTCTTGCGACCAGCCTTACGGGAAGCCTTACGGGAAGCCTTACGACGAGTGGAGCGACTAGCCTTGCGACCCTTGCGACCCTTGCAACGAGCAGAGCGCTTACCACGGCGGCGACCACCTGCCATATCAGACATGCCCTTAATCTCGCCCATCGCCTTATCTAAAGTTGCAGTACGAGCAGCAGCCGCCATACCGCCATCAATTAAAGGGGTACCGGCGAGTGCAGAAGGATAATCAGCAGCACCACCGTGGAACTGCTTAGTGAGTTCTGCAAACTGCTGACCCTGTTGCAGAGAGCTACCTTCTAAAGGCTTATATGCAGCATCTAGACCAGCAGCCATGCCAAGGGATACTGCAGCACCACCATGACGACGGCGTTGACGCATGCTACGTTGGCGGTTGCGCATATTGCTACGGCGTGTAATTTGACGGTTAGCCATTCTATTAGACACAGACAAATAATTTATATGCGTCTAATAGAAAAAATGGAAGATAGTTGGATGAACTCTATTGCAAGCAGCACCGTTTGCTCATGGTATTACTTTTTCTTTGTGCTCGCTGCAATTGTAGCTGCGCTAGCTCTGCTCGGTTTTGGCGCATCCCTTGCCGGTGTCATGAAAGCACCGCGTGGTATTACCATTGCAATGTCGTTTGGATACCTCCTCCAGGCGGTGATTGCAATGATTGCATCTCTTTTTGCTTACCTTGTTTGCGACCGGGCTCTACTTTCCGGGGTGAAGGCTTAGATGCTTTTACAATTTTCTCTAAAATAATCTCTTCAATCTCTTCATTTATAGTATATGTAAACACTCTTCCTCTTTTAGCAAGAGTGTGTGCATATTTTTCATAATAGTCAGAACGAGCAGTTAGGAAGCATAGAAATACCGTTGAATCACGCTGAATAGCATTATCACGAAATGCTCGTGCACGTTTTCCATTTATATGCCAATCATTCATAAATGAGGTTGTCTGGATACGCTGTTCATTTGCCCAATCCATAATATATTCTGAAGAATCACCTTCAGTTGGTAAATATATATGAGTCGGTTTTTCAGTTCCTAATTCATCTATAATAGCATTTAGTACTGCAGCAATAGATTCGCTTGAAACTTTATTACGTGTTCCAAAAACACCGAGTGCAGAATATACTGGAGCTCTTGGTGGGGAGAGAGATCGCAGTGGGGAGAGAGAGCGCATAGGCTGTTGCATTTTAGAAAGGCTTGCTTACATTTGTAAAATGCAATTAGAGATATCAATTTTACTCATCTACGCCACCGCCATGTAGGCTAGCCATAGAGATTCGGCGCTTCTGAATCTTACTAGACACAATGTAAAGAGAGTTCTCCGTTGTAATTAAAAAGTCCTCGCCAACTTTGAAGATTTTCTGTACAAGACTTGTAAACTCATCAGCGGATTTTACAAGGAGCTTCTCTTTTGTAGTAGGATCTTCGCCAAGGAACGCTTTGTCAGTTGCAGTCTCGGTGTAATAGTCAAGTTGAATAGGGCGGTCTTCCTTAATTGCAATACGAGCAGCTTGCAGAAGAGCGGCTGAGGAAGGGAGGATTTCAGTTGCAGGTGCAGTAGCAGCCGGAGTGGGAGTGGACATTTTTAAAATCTGTTAAGCCAATTGGAAAGTCTATACAACTTTTGCACGCGTCTTTGTCGTTTTTTTAGCCGGTGTTTTTGCAGCTTTCGCGGGCTTTGGAGGTGCAGGTGGAGCCGGTGGTGGAGCCGGACGAATAATATCAGTTGCATGACGTACCAAGAACTCTTTCACAAACTCATATGCTTCATTAATTTGCTTCATATGGCGAGCCCCTGTGATAATAATATTACCAGTCTGGAAGAAACTGATTGTAATTCGCTTACACTGCCCTTCTCCTACACCAGTACCCTGTCCTTGACAGAACTCTTTACAAGTACACTGTCCAGGATGCGTCTTATCACCGGTTTCATTATAATAGTACTTTGTATTGACTCCTTGATAAATAGTGGATTCAAGAATAGAGAAGATATTGTATTGACGAGTGATAATTTCATGCAATTTATCACGGCGTAGAGATGTTCCAACAGAGAAATCACTGTTAATGAGTTGTTTATTGAAATTTACAACAGATGGATCGCCGCCCCAAGGAGAGCGAGGAAGATTTTTGACCTCTGCAATTAGCCAGTTGAGGGTTTCTACACCAAACTCCTCGGATGCAATACCCGTCATTTGAACGGAGCCATTTGCAAAGAGTTTAAGATTCACCTCTTTCCAGCCCGGGGCTGCGGGATTCTTTCGGCGAACAACGAGCGTAGATTGGTTGAAGAAGCACTTATTGGAAATCTTGCGCTTTGTAAGTGCATCCCTATGACTTTGACCAATGACCTGGTCGCGGTGCTCAAATTTCAAGATACCTTCGCCTGGCCACCAGAGAGGTATCAAGATATCTTTAATGTCTTCAAATAGTTGTGTTAGATTTAGAGTTGTATTGAATTGTGCAGTCGCCACCATTGTAGAAATACGGAGCGGCGTAAATTTATATTGAGGAAGTTGTGGTACTTGGGCTACTGCAGCATCCTCCTTATTTGGCTGACTGTCGCTTACGCTGGGGCTTGGCTTTAAGGCTTGTGTTTTCATCTTGGCGGATACTCACTTGCTGCCAGGCTAAAGAATCAAATTTTTTGAGTATGGCGGTTCTTATATCATTTAAAAAATTATCAATTATAAATAAAGGAATACTATCAATGCCAATTTGTAATAATGGTTTGAATACTTTTAATATTTCATCATCCATAAAATGGAAGGATGTACAGAAAAAGAGCCCAGCTTGTACCAATTCAACAGCTGTTAGAGGTGGTCGTGATGTATTATGAAGAAATGCAAGAAAATGTGAAATATCATTTCGTTGAATTCGTGCATTTCGCAGATCACCTCGCATAGAGTGTGTTTGCAGAGAGGTGGTGGATGGTGGGTCAAATCGAATCCGCAGACAACGTGTTCGCAGACTCACTTGTACACGACTCAGTGAGTTACAAATAAAAATAATACAAAGGTCTTGTGGCGATTTATCTAAAAGAGGTCGCAGAGCGAGTTGCGCAGATTCGGTGAGAGTTTCACATTCATCGAGTACAAGAAATCGCGGGCGTTTATCACCTGGCTCTCGCCAATCTGCAGATACGAATGGTATAATCTTTGCACGAATTGCATCAAGTGAACGCTCGTCCGCTGCATTTAGGAATCTGCAAGTTTGTATCTTCATATGCGTTCCACCCCAAATCTGCTCTAATAGCCATTCAACTGTGGATGTTTTACCAGAACCTGGCGGTCCATATAAAAGTAAATGCTGGAGCTCTTCTGGATGTTCATTGAATAGCCCAAATATTTTCTTAATACGTGAACATAGTGGGTCCAAATTTTGTGGACAAAATGTCGTATGCACCATTACTTTTGAAAACGGCAAATTAGCTTAGGTAGCTATTAAATACTTTTAACACTTTTATATAAAAATACGCATTAAATAGTATAGTTGAAGCTCCAAAAAATGCTAATATATATACATACATTGGATCCATAATTTCTCGAGAAGCTAATGCATAATAAATCATAAATGGTCCAAGAAAAAATATATCAATTAGGCGGGTCCATTGCCATTTACCGTTGGCCATTTCTATTAGGGTAGCAGGTTTGTTCGCCTCATTGCTACTTTAGGGGTCTAAATTGGAGCGGCTTATTTGAAATTAGATGAGACGGGCTGCTACTGCAACAAAGAATGTGAAAAAGACAAAAACGATATTACCAGTTGAAGCAGAGGAGGTTGAAGTAGTTCCTGAGCCAGCTACTGCAGTGGCTGCAAAGCCGACTCGTAAGCGTGAATCCAAGAAGAAATTTCCCGTTGTTGCAGTTGTAACACCTGACGGGATTGAGGGAAATTTTATGGGAGAATCTCGCCGTCCATTAATTGCCCATTTACCAATCAAGAGTACAGAGGTAGTTTTTTATGATGTTCCTATATCGTATGATCCGAAGCCGCCAAACGACCCAAAGCCGTATGATGAGGAGTTTGAGGTATATGAAACAACCTCAGATAAGATTGAACATCAGGAGACAATATATGAAGATGCTCCTGAATCTGCGGATCTACCTGCTGCGGATCAATTTAGTGTACCTGCTGCGGCTGCAAATGGGGCGCCAGCAACTCCATCTGCAACCCCTGTTGCAGAATCTGCGCCTTCGGCGTTTTCTAAAGCCGAACTGCTAGTTGCTTTTAAGAATACAAATAAATCACAGACTCTGCCTGAGTCTACAAAAGTATCATGTTTCTGGTGCTGCCATCAATTTGAAGGGCGTCCTTGTGTCATACCTATCCGTGAAGAAAAGGGGATATATGAAGTATATGGTAATTTCTGCTGCCCTGAGTGCTCTCTTGCATATATTTTAGAGGAGCGTGATGATTCACATGTTAAATGGGAAAAGATTTCACTATTACACAGAATATATGGAGCTAGCGTTTCACCAAATGGTGGGCGGATTTATCCTGCTCCTGCACGAAACACATTAGAAATGTTTGGTGGAACATTGTCTATTGAAAGTTATCGTAAAACAATTAGAGATGGAAAGGTTCGTATTGATATTCATTTACCACCTATGATTAGTATTTTAGCTACAATGGATACAAAGCCTATTGACTTTTACGAAACAACAATCCCTAAGAGTTTTGTACCTCTTAATAATGACCGTGTGCAAAAGGTGGAAGAGGGTCTGCGACTCAAGCGTTCTAAACCGCTCAAAGATCGTGAAAGCACACTTGATGCTGTTATGAATCTACAGATTCGCCGTCTTCCTGCGGTTAACCCGCTTAATTTAACAGGAATAGACGGGCTTGTTTAATGTGTGCATTATATATTTTATAAGGAAAATTTGGTAGTAGATAACAACAACCCTAAAAGTTGATTTCCGTGTCGGCTTAATTAGTTGATACGCAAGCCAATTAAGAATGAACACAAGCCAGCTCAAGATTTCAATTAATGCAGAAGGCGATTCCGCCTTGGATGTACTCAAGATGTTTGGAAATACTCTTTGCGATGTGAAAATTACCGCCTCGTCTGAGCCAAGCGCTGAGCCATCCTGGGTGGAGGAGCTACGTGAAGCTATTAGACGTGTAGAGGAGACTGTTGAGAAATATAATGCATGCCGTCTTGCTGCTCAAAAACAGACAATTGTACAATATGAAGGTCTACAAAATGCGGTAGAATCTATTGCAAGGAGTGTTGAAGAGAAAATGCAGCAGCCTGCAGTAGATACCGCATCTGTTTCGACTGCGGAGGCAGATGCAATTGAAGCAGTTGCCGAGGTTGTTGCTGCTGAAGTAGCTGCAGAGGAAGCTGCGCAAGAAGAGGTTGTTGAGGAAGAGGAAGAGGAGCAGCTGGCGTCAGCCGCCGAGGAAGAGGAGCAGCTGGCGGATGCTGCCGCCGAGGAAGAAGAGGTCGTTGAAGAAGAGGAGGTTGTTGAGGAAGAAGAGGTCGTTGAAGAAGAGGAGGTTGTTGAGGAAGAAGAGGTCGTTGAAGAAGAGGTTGTTGAGGAGGAAGAGGAAGCCGCCGAAGAGGAAGCCGTCGAAGAGGAAGCCGAGGAAGAGGAGGGTCTAGAAGAATTTGAGTACAAGGGTACAACCTATTACAAGGATTCTGAGAACACAGTCTATACGCTTGATGAGGAAGACCAGCCAATTCCATATGGAATTTGGAATGAAACCAAGAAGCTCATTATGCCTTATAAAACTACTCCTGTGAAGAAGTAATCTCACTCACTATTAGAATATGGAATATTTGCCTACATATTTAACAGCATTATTATTTGTAATTATCTATACGGCACAAATATTTACTAGTATTGGCAAAACAAACAAAAACACAAATCTTTTATTTTTTGTGGCTCTGATTTTATTTATGGCAATTGTTAATTTCTTATTTGGTGATTACAAAGCAGGAATTGCGCTTGTATTAGCAATTAGTGCATGGCTAATTGGTACACTGGTATATACTTTTTTATTTGAAAAGGAAAAGCCAGTCATTCCTAAATGCTCCTCTTCAGCAGAGCCAGCCTGCGCTGAACCATCCCCTTGCGACTGCCCTGCAGGTGCTGAAACAATGGAATGTATTGATCTGACGCTGTAAACACACCGATGGGTCTAAATGCTAGTAACTATCTTTTAGATAAAGATGTTTACTAATGTAAGTTCTTGTTATGCTACTCTTTTCAAACCTGTTGGTTTGCTACTTGCTATTCGTCTTCTAAATGCACTTGGTCTTGTAGGAGATGTATTTGGATGGTTCAGTTTTTACATGAATCAGATGTATAGTGCTATATATGGTGCTATTACGGGGCAAGATAGTACTTGGTTTTTCTTTAATGATGGTGCGCCGGTTCAAATGAAATATACTCGATCAATGACTCGTGAGGCTCCTTGGTGGTACAATCAGCGCACGCGTCAATGGGTGTATCGTGGAACTGAATTTGGTGAGCGTGGATTTAATCTTCCTTTTGTTATGTGTACTCTTCACACACCTGTTGGAGAGCATGATCTAACTGAGTTCTTTGGAGACCATAAGTATTATTTCTCGAATCGCAGCCATGTATGCCCTTCTCCTGAGCAGCTTCTATCTGCATGGTCAATTGAATCTCACCATTGGCTAACCGATACGCAGAAAGATGCATCCTATTATACAATTATGGGTAGTGATTGCAATGATTACAGAATCCCGATTATTATGATGGATGATGATACTGAAGCAATTGAAACCTATAATCGTCTGTTTGGGGTTGAGCCTGGCTCTGAGTCTAGCGGCGAGTCTGAATCTGAGGCTAGTTCTGGTGAAGAGGAGTCTGGTGAACAGGAGTCTGGTGAAGAAGAATCTGGTGAAGAAGAATCTGGTGAAGAAGAATCTGGTGAAGAAGAATCTAGGGAGGAGAACGAAAAGGAAGAAAATAAGAAAGAATCAGCCGAGGAAGAGCGGCTGGCTCTGCTTGCGACCTCCGCAAACGCCGAGGAGACAAAAAAGGACAATTAGAATGTGTCTAAATGCCCCTACCTAAAAATTGATGTGGGTAATAGAGTAAGAAGGGATGTCAACAAGCCCTATGCAAATGACCGATAATATCCCCTCAGGCTCTTGGAGTGTTTGGTATCACTCCCCCAAGGAGAACAAATGGACTCCTTCTACGTATCACCAAATTGCAACTGTGAAAACATGGACAGAGTATTGGACAGTTATGGATGCAATTGGCGATGAGACTCTACTAAATGGCTTCTTCTTTGTAATGCGTGATCCTGCCCCTCCTCTTTGGGAGAATAAGCTAAATATTCGTGGTGGTGGATATAGTTTGCGAATTGGACGCAAAGATGCTGCTGATATGTTCCATAAATATGTAATTGGAGCAATGACTGGTGTAGTATCAGAAGAGGCTGATAATAAGCTCATGGGTGTAACAATCTCTCCGAAGCGTGGATTCAATGTTATTAATGTATGGAATGAAGATTTTGCCCGCTTTTCAGCAAATAATGGGCTGAAGCTTATTACAAAGCTGGTGGGTCCTGAGGAGATTCGGTATACCCGCCATGTGGATAAGAAGTTCAATTAGGTGCAAAGCACCTAATTAACTATTGCACCCACCAGAGGTGGGTGCTGAAGTTCAATTAGCCTTTGGCTAATCAACTATTGCACCCACATCTGGTGGGTGCTGAAGTTCAATTAAAAATAAAATAAATAATAACTATATAAATTGTATAATATATTATTTATTTCCACGCAAACGTTTATAATAATCAACAGCTTTTAGGAGTGGCGTATCATTTTTAATTGGGTGTAGTGATGGCAAATGTTTTACTAGAGGAATGGAGGAGCCAGATGGAAGCGGCACATTCCGTTGTACTAATCCAGTCTTTGCAGCACCAAGAGATTTTCTCCATACATCAGCCGAATCTTGCCAGTGTACAGCTGCAGGAAGGCTTGGGAAAGGCAGAGCCGACCCAAAAAGCGGAGCCGATCCAAAAAGCGGAGCCGACCCAAAAGGCTTCGGCAATCCACGCAAACGTCTCAACTCCATATAACGCTCTGCATCGGCGCCAGTAAAACCAGCAATTAGTAGATATAGAAATATGATGAAACGCATTTCTATATTTAAGGCTTGTTATACATGCAATGTATTGCCAATACAATTCAATTTTTCAGCACACCTCTGCAGCTAGCTCAAACTCATCAATAGACTCACGAGACTGTGTTCGCGTAGATGCTAGAGAAGTTGGAGAGGATGGTGGCGACATCCATTCCATCCAGCATGTCGGGATATCACGATGGACAAACGGCATAGTTTTTGTGACAACAAATCCATGTCGTTTGTACCAATTAATTATACGCGGGCAATTATCGGGTGTCAAACTGAGCTTGTAATTATCAGTAGCAACAGCATTCATAACAGCATTTAGAAGTTGTGTACCAGCTCCGCCTGCACGTCGTGTAGGGGATACTGCAATAAACCACAGATGGGCTGTTGCAGCTGTTGTAGCTGTTGCACTATCTAAGCATGTGATCGCGAAACCAACTAGCGTGGCATTATAATATAATCCCAAGCTCCAGTTGCATTCCTTCGTCCTCCATGCATTTACAAAATCCGCATCATCTGTTCGCGGAAATGTTTCTATAAATATCTTTTCAACAGCTAAAAAATCAGTTTCTACTAGTGGTTTTATACCCAGCATTTTGTCATTATACTATTATATTTGAAATTTTATTCTGAAAGTGGTGATTTAAACTATGGTTGATATAACTACTATGTATATGATCCACAATGTCAATTGAAATAACATCAACAGAAACACCTGTAAAACCGGCTCCACCGCCTTTAGAAATTATATGTTATTCTGGAGGAGTTGGTATAAGCTCAGGAGCTCGCCAATATTTTTTCCCTTATAAAACAATCCAATTCTTGCAATTAGAGCGGCGTGGAGAAGCTGCAAGTTGGATTCTTCATATTCGTACAGATCGTGATAAAATAAACCTTGAAAGTGGGAGAAATCTGGAGCCTGATTTTCGTGCACTCATGATTGCTTATCGTAGTGGAACTTAGATATGCAGCGGCTCATATGTAAAATCATGGTATGCATTTAATTCAAAATAAAAATGCGATGGAACCACTATACAATCTTTTAGGAAGGTGCAAGGAGGTTCGCACAGCTCCGCGCGGCTATCTGCATATATGACTGCCCGTAGCATATTATGTAAAAACACTGAATGTGAAAATGTTATAAAATCTGGATTGGTTGTTTTTGCAAGAACAGTTGGTGTTATTGGTATACATACAGGAATTCCTGCAAGAATTGCTGCATATATATCTGACCATGTCGGTTCACCAGGACGTGTCCCTACATATATATAAAATGCAGTTCGTGGGCTTGTTTGTGCATATTGTTCAATTGAGAGTAAGATATCTTCCGATTGCCCAGCGGTTCTTATAATATTAAAAGAAGGGAACTCGGGGTTATGTCCATGCCCAAATACTACACAATTGTATTTTGAACAATCGTCACTGTCCATCTTATTTTAAGTTGTGTTATTAGTATGCAAAGTGCTTTAATAACTGGTGGGCTCGGTTTTATTGGTTCCCATATTTGTGTTCAGCTTTTAGAGAAGGGCTTTAATATTATAATAATAGATAATTTATCCAATTCATCTATTGAAAAGCTGGATGTTATACG